CAATTCTATCGGTCACTTCCTTGACAAATTTATGTAATTCTTTACCAGCGTCTTTTAGTTGATGTTGAAAGAAGTTTATCAGAGTGTTGATAAAGGGCATGATCTTTTCACGGTTCATTACCAGTATTGCTATTAAACCAGCGATAGCAGCCCCTACAAGAATAATCGGTCCTGCTGCGACTGCCATACCTGCAAGGGCTGGACCGATACCCATAATGATCGGTCCTAATATTGGTCCTAATTTCATAAGGTTAGGAAGTATCCCCATAGCAGCGTTGCTGAGCGGTCCCATTTCACTGCCAGCACTTTTACCTGCAATGATAGGAATGTCATTAACGATATTCCGTGCTAATGCCCCACCTGCACGATCTTGGAAGAATGACCCGCCCATATGTATTGCATCGCCCGATGCTGAACCAGGCATTTGCATCGCCCCTGATCCAAGCAAACCTTGACCTTTATATAAATCAGTAATGTCTTTGATTATCGGTCTTTGACCACCACCAGCAAATGTTGATTCGACCATTCCCTTCTCATCGCCTAGTAGTCCAGATGGTTGTTTTCTGTAAAACTTTTGTACAAGATCGGTAAACTGTTTTTGTAAAGACTGACCACCGCTATTTGTCAATCCTTGCTCTTCGGCTCCGAATATGTCGTCAGCGACGGTATTACCAGCACTACCACTACCCGAACGTGATCCTCTACTCTGAGGTCCACTGACATACACATTTTTACCAGTAATATTTATGTCACCTAATGCGCGTATTGCCATTGATATTGCATCAAGTGACTGTTTTACTCCTTTGGGATCACTACTAAAATTAGGTGCGTTGCCTTTTACATTTTCTCCTGAGCCAAGTAAACCAAAGATTCCCCCACCTGACCCAAGTAAACCAGAAGGACTAAATGGATTTCCACCACTTTTACCCCCAAAGTTTTGTAAATCACGTGAAAGCGGATTAAACGTTTCTCGTGTAAGATTCCCTAAAGAAAATCCTCCAAACATTTTATTAAATATGCCTTGAATACCAGAACTTGCTGCACCCATTCCTGATGAAGCTAATCCACCTATACCACTAGACATATCGCTAGCCAAACCGCCAGCAATTCCTAATCCCCCTACAAGGCCACCTGATGCAAAGCCTTTTACACCGTTCATTAATCCGCTACCAGCAGCACCTAATAACTTTGATCCCGCTTGCATGCCTAGTAACGAAATGATCAGTAGCACGATATCTTTATGCTCACCGATCCATTTGAGAGCATCGCCTATTTCCTGAAATGCGTGGCCTATTTCATGTAACGTGTCCGTGCCTTTTTTCGACAAGATAAAATCATTAAATTTCGTGAAAGCATCGATCACACCTTTGAAAATAGTTTGACCAAACTTCACAAAATCTTCCTGATGTGCAAGTAGAAATACTAATAATCGACCAATTTGCTTATCGAACTGCTTCCACAAACCATCGGGATTATTCGGATCACCTATTTGTTGTGAGGTTTTATACCATAAATCTTTATACTGATTCATCAAACCAGAGAATGATTCAGTTGCTTCTTTTTTACCTAAACCTGGGGCTGCTGTATGGGATAACGTTTCTAACGCTCCGAATACATCAGCACTATTCTCAATGGTATTGCCTGTTGTCCCGCCAAACTTTACCCCGCTATTTTCTAAAAGTGTTTTTGATATACCCAAAGTTGCAAATTGTCGCTCTAGCCCTTGCGTATTGCCAGCCATGACCTTTTCCATGATTTGCTCTAATGAGCCAAAGCGACTAGTTTGTGAACGAGTTGGAGCGGTGCCACCTGTATAGGCAAGTAAGTTAGCAAATAAGTCTACATAGTTTTCGTTGCCACGTACCGCTAAAGTCGGGTCTTGACCTAATGCTAGCGATTGCTCTACCACGCTTTGTGTTTGGGGTATGGTCATTTGTGTATTAAACGCTTGACCACGCCCATTCCCTAATGATTGCCCTTTGTACTTTTCGCCAAGTATCCACGCTTGTATCGCATTAGTTGCATCCATTGGATTTTTTTGAGGATCAATACCAAGCCTTTTTAACAAGTCTATACCATCAGCAGTAGGAGGGGGTTTACCAATATCTGCTGATGCACCTTTACCTCCCCTACCACCTGAACTAGCAGCATTAGAAATATCATGAGCTTGTTGTTCTGAAATATCGCGTTGTTGTTTCGCGTATTGTTCATTTTCGTTGGATAAATGGGTCTGTAAGTCGGCCTCTTGTTGATTGTAGTGTTTGTTGATGTCAACTAATTGTTGGTCACGATTTTTTTGTAGCAGTGTCGCTTGATCGGCATAATTTGAGTTCTCTTTGGAAAGCCGATTCTCTAATGCCGTTAATTGATTCGCGTTATGGTCATACCCTTTTTGGTCTAATTCCTTATAATACGGTTCTATTTTTGTTGTAAGAAATGTTTGATATTTTGCATTCTCTGCATCTAATCGTGTTGATAAATTACTTGCACCAGCGGTATCACCAATAGTGAGTAAACCTGATATTTGTTGCTGTAGCGCATTGACTAATTGCTGATGTTGTAATGCAATAGGATTCTGTAATTTAATGAGTCGATTATTCATCGTCTCTAGATACGTCTGTGTAAGGTTTTCCTCTTGTCGGGTAATGGAATCAATGGCATTTTGATGTGACTCAACCAGTTTATCCATTGAAGCGGTAAATGCGTCATTGCGTTTCTGTATTTCTTCGGTAGTCGTATCACTTAACCGTTGCTCTTGCACTTCAATTTTAGCAACGGCATCTTTATGCGATTCCGCTAAATCACTGGATCGTTGCGCTAATTGCGAAAGTTGGTAGGCTAAGTCCCTTGCGCTATTGGATGATCGCCCCATGCTCTGAGACGCTTGATCGGCTGCCCCTGTAATGGCTCCGAAATTAGCAAACAAAGATGTCATGCCGATATCGAGTGTTTCAGCACTACTATTGATTTGCCCGAATGACGATGAGAGTGTTTCAGCAACGCTAATGATGCCCTCAATGCCACTACGTATAGCATCTAAAGCACTCAGAACGCCAATAGCCTCTGCGTCAAAGGAAAAAACAATACTCGACATGACTACATCCTTGTTTGCGTAAATCCGTTAGGTCTATGCCTTAGATGTCTGTGCGATGGTAGCAACATGGAATGAATGGTTTGCATCTTGCAACTGTTTGACCCACTCAGCAAACACTGGTGTATAGGCAAATGACGCACCTTTAGCGATGGTCATAGGAATGGTCAAAAAGTCACTAGGACCGTCATACACTAACTCAGATGGTTGTGTGAGGTCTACGGTTGGTACAGGAACTACTGATGGTGCAGCATGTACATTGATATGCAACGTTTCGCCCTCAGTTAATTCAATGTCTTGTGTTGGTTCAACTACAGGTGTTGGATTGGGAACTACTGCGACAGGTGTTGGATTGGGAACTACTGCGACAGGTGTTGGTTCAACTACTACTGGTGTCTGTGTTGGGTCCGTCGCTACTACTGGTGTTGGTTCGCTCATCGATTCTCCTTTGTATAGTTCCTTCTAGGGCTGCTAAATCTGTTGACGCATTCGGGTTACTTAGCCAATCATCATCGCTGTTATCCTCGCCATTGAGGGTAGCTACAAGGGATTCGTAAAATTCCGTTCCCTTTTCAGGGTCATGAAACATAATGCCTGTGAGTCGGGCGGCTTGTAACCGCATGCCCTCTTTCATTCTGATTTGCTGAACTTCTCTGTCCCGCTCAAAAAGATAGGTATAATTCAGCCATTCACAAGTATGATCCAGAATGTCCCGTTCTCTATATCCATAGCGCATCAGATCAGTAATGTGTCGTACTAATTGCGCTAGAAAATCATGTGCGTCGGTATCTTCTAGGCTTGGGGCATTTGCATAGAGGCTACCGTCCCCAACCTCTGCAAGTTTTTTATGATACTTGCGATATTGTTGGTCTCTAAGAATATCGCCAACGCTTCAGTGAACCAATCTAGGTTAAAATGTTGCTCAACAAACTTGTAAGAGACTTCAGAGTGAGAGGAACGATCCAGCATGATAACCGCTAAATCGGTGATTTGCTTCTCAGTCATACTCTCTAATACTTCCAGCAATGCCCCTAGATTACCGTCATAGCCGTTGGTATTTTCAGCGTAGTTAATCTTGCGTTGTAATTCTTCACTCACATTTTTGAGAACTAACGCTTCTTCTACCAGTGATTCATCAATACCAAGTGAAGTAGCTAACTGTGCTTTAATGGTTGGCATGTCGGTTTTGATTGCCTCGATTGCTGCCAGATTATCCGCTAATTCTCGTTTGGAATGGGCGGATCGACCTGACAGCACTAATGAAACTACCGTGTTTTTGAGACGAAAAAGTTGATGTATCGTGATTTGACCAATAGGAAATTCCCGACCGCCAACATTGACTGTTTGGAGTATCGCTTCCTCTGCTGTACGTGCCATTGTGTTGTTTTCCTCTTTTTTATTGCGGAGATTAGTATTGCTCTGTGAAATAGCCTAAATGCGCCCCAACTGCCTGAGTCGAATCAGCGAGACAGTAGAATGTCGATTTGTACTCGGTGTCTTTGTCACGTGCAAAGGGTAACGTTGTTTCTTTGTGGCTATGCACTTTGTTGAGGTGTACGAGTAAATTATTCGTTGTACCGTCATTCTTCGGAATGGTTATATCAAGGGTAGTCGTAGGAACCACTACCTGACCGCCAAAGGACAATTTATCGGTGTTAGGTGTACCAGCCGTAGTGACGACGTTGCCAAGTCCCTGAACGGCCATAGCGACCGCTACAATGGCTGCCTGAGTCTGTAGGAATGATGCCTCGATGGTACACTCTTCTTTAGTACGAAATACCGCTACAGGTGAAAGGTATTGATCGCATTCGATATCCATCATGGTAGGATTGTATTTGAGCATAACGCCACCTTTCGTTACACCCATGTCTTGCGTTCCCACTAACATAATTGATGGTGCGCCAAGTCTGATTTTGCTTGCCGTGATTCCCATTGTTTTTGTACTCCTTTACGTTATCTTGGCCCGTTCGCCAACCAGTCTTTATCACTCAAAAAGGCAAGCGATTGATCCTGCGATTCAGGTAGTTCGCTTTCTGTTAAACCTAATGCTGCCAGTTTTCTTCCACGCATGCCACGAATCCAATCATGGTACGGAATATCATCATCACATGGATCATACGACGAGACTGCAACAGTAAGAAAATGACCATCATCCACGCCTGACCACACGATTGATCGCGCCTCTTCCGCTTCTAAACGGGTATGACAACGAACTACCGCGCCGTTTGAGGTCATGCGTTCCCAATGTTCAATTTGCTCTGAGAGGAAGATACCCCCTTGCGTTGTAAATTGACGTGCGGGAATCTTAATCAGTAAACAATACGCATCAGTTTTTCTTATTATTGGAGCTGCTGTTTTTTCTAAAATCAGCAACCCATGTGGATTCTGTCTCACATATGCCATGTCATGATCTCCTAAGCGGTAATAGTTCGTGCTGGTTTAAGACGAAAGTTAATAATATCGCCCGATCCATTGGCTGTACCTGTAGTGATAGCAACACTTTGAATACTGGCAACATAATAGGTGCCACCAGGGGCAAACACAGTATTGATAGTGGCACCTTTGGTAACAGTGAATGTGCCGACCTGTCCCGCCGTACCGCCGAAATTGGTATAGGTAACAGTAATGACATAAGTAGAAGCAGCACCACCAATCGTGTTGCCAGCATACGCTTCCAATACCCCACCTGACGGAATCGTGTTACCACCTGTGAGCAATACTAATGTTGCTGAACCAGCCGTTAGCAATCCTGTAGTTGTGCTATTAGTCGTAAACAAGTTGAGTGTATCGACATTACCATGCACAAATACACTCGTAGTTACTATCTTCGCTGGTATGTTTGTGCCATATTTACGAATGTATGCACCTGAAGTGACTGCTGAAACAAATGAATTAAATACATCTGCGGAATAAAGGTCTACGAGGGTGCCTGTAAGACTCAACAAGCTCGCTAGTCCCGTATAGCCTGATGTTTGACCGCATGCGAAATCTAAAGCGTCACACGCGATGTATGGAGCGTTCTGCAATAGTTTGGCATAATTGGTAGTCGCAAGAAACGTTACCAGCGGTCCGTTGGGTAATGCTTGTAAAACACTATTTCGTTGTTCAGCGACCCATGCACTTGACATGATCGATTCGATAACCGAATCAGTGTAGGCAAGAATACGAGTAACTTGTGTGCCAAGATCGGTGTTGACTGTTGTTTGTTGTGACGTTGTTGGTAGTCCAGCAAGTGCGTCAACAACGGTTTGACCAATGTTGTCAATAGCTGCTGTAGCCTGAATTGTCGTGATTGCTGCCATGCGTACATCTCCTTATGCGTTGCGTGTTTCGTAAACCTTGACCACTAAAACTATATGAAATGGCACAACCGATGCGGGTAAGTGCATACCCGTTACCGCACTTTCGACATATGCCAGTGAAGAAGCACCACCTGATCGTGGTAACTGAGAAAACATATATTGATTGCGTTCTATCAATTTCATAGCAGCAAAGGAAAGGCGCGATACCACCATCTCTGCTTGTTCAGGGATTTTCGCCGATCCATAAAGCGATATGCCAATACGATGTTGACCAACCCGTAAGTTAGTCTCTTGTTTATCACTGGCATACTCGGATTGAATATGATACACAAATGCTCTTGGGTAGGGTCCAGCCATTTGCTTTATTGGTTCAGTCGTATCGCATTGCGCTAAAGGGGCAACCTCTAACGCATTATTGAGCATTAAAGGATAGGGAACGCCATTGCGATCAGTTGAGTTGATGGTAATGCCGTTGCGAAAGTCTTGCTCAATGGCGTTAATCTCTGGCAGTAAAGCAGGGGATATCAGTAATAATTTCAGATATTCACATATTTGTGTATACATGCTACCGTACCGATCCCCCTAGAAATGCAGCCCAATCATACGCGATTCGTGGTAGTTCAGCATCGAGATCGGCCTTGATCTCAAATTGTGCCGTCATTTCCCAGGGATTAGCAGCCATGCCAGCAATAGATGTAAACGCATATGCACCACGAAAATTAGCGGCCATCATTGCCCCACGCCATTCCGTAAACACCATCGCACGTGCATTCACAGGGGTAATGCGTCCCTTACCTGCATACACACCCGTTCCCTCGCGCAACCATTGCAATAAGAAGGGGTTATTCGACACGATAGCAAATCCGTTCGTTCCATAGTCCATTAACGATAAACCGCTTGCAAAGGCACCTGTGTCCCTGGGTGCAAGATTTTGAGCAATGGATAACGCACGATAGGCGACAGTCGATATGCGGGAACGGGCAAGGTCCAGCACTTCACTTGATTTGGCAAATTGACCTGCCAGATTGCGTAGACGTGATTTACTGGTCTGAGACAACTGAATATTTAGCGCAACTGCATTAGCCATTCGTATTACCGTTATCCCAACCCGATGCACCTGCACCACTATAATTGCCGATCATCGCGCCATTGCGTGCTTGATAACTACTTTGTAATGCCGTTCCATGTTTTTTGACTTTATGCTGCTTGACTTTGGTTTTGTGCCGTTCAATCATCTGTGTTTTCGCTTTGTTACCGTTGTGACTCTTGCCCCATCCTGTTTCGTTTACTTTTCGTCTCATGGTGATTACCATGTGTCCGTAGACGTAAAATAGGGTACTCTTGCATTTCCTTGACGATCAGGTTGTTGATTGCCAGAACGAAACAATAGCCGTGTATCGTCTACGTCATTCCAACCAGAACTGAACATTCCTAATTGCACACCTGAAATATCCCCACGCTCCAACAAACCTAGTTGAGAATCATAGGCGTTAGTCATGGCATTGGCATACATCCCCATTTGTTCATCGCCTGTTTCGTGACGCGCCCCACAAATGAGAGCAACCGTTCCTACCGCACATGTTTGTTGTAGGATAGCCAGAATAGGGCTATTAGCAGGGGGTGGAACTTGTAAACCTGTTTTAAGAAATACTGCATCAATTTCACGTGTACAGGAAATAAGCCATTCGTGTATTTGTCGCGTATTGAGTATCTCATCATCGGATATCTTATACGTCAACAAATATGCTTGTACCGCCTGAATGTCGGCATATGCCGTGTTGTTAGGGGTAGTAAATTCAGAAAATATATAAGGATATGGCATTAGTACAAGCACCTCACAATGAAGAATCTCGACAACGTTTGATAGTTCCCTGTAGCAGCACTATTCCATACGAGTACAACACGATACCCATAGCCTACGGTAAATGATTTGACAGTAATACTAGCAACATTCCCTGTGAGTGTCGATGTTGGCAACATGGTAGCAGTTACATCTATCCACAAGTTTTGAGCATCGAGAGGACCACCCAACACTTTCACAGTGAGAGAATTGACCGTTCCCGATTGAAGATAGTTGGTCAAGTCACAGGCAATAATGCGTGTGTCACTCGACAATACCTCAATAGGTGAAAAAGGTAATTCTAGTTGTGAACGTGTCCAAGCCATTAGATTGTCCTCATGATAAGATTAGCCGTGATACCGCCGACCGTTGGAGCGACCGTAAACGACAAGAGCAAACTTAAATAGGGATAGTTATACCCTAATGGTGTAGCAGTATTTGGATCAAACCACCCAGCAAAGCTAGCTGTTACGGTTTTACTGGTACCTAACGCATATACGGTATTGGTCACACCATCGAACGACGCTGCTATCGAGAAAGTGACTGTTTGGTCAGTGGTATTCTGAACAAACAATACTTTGTTACCAGAGAATGCACGGCAATCAATAACGTTAATCAAAACGTCATTGGTTGGATCGTGTCCTGCTGTATCCCGAATAGCTCTCACAGAGCAAATATTAACCGTGACGTTACTAGCAGAAACAACTTGTCGTATGTCTGCAACGGGTACAATAAGCGGTCCTGTAAATGCCATATTTTACCCCTTAACTGGCTCCGATATGTTTTTGAGCAGCAATGCTTTCATCAATACGTTGGTCACGGTTGCCCTTATCGGTATCCTTCATTCGCGCTTCCGCAAGTTCCTGATATTTACGTGATTCTTCCGTAAGGGCAATAAAAGACTTCCACATGTTTCGTTGCTGATCAGGAGTCATACCCGCCATTGTTGTTTCACGTTCGTTAAAAGCACGTTCAAATGTTTTCTCTGTAGCAATCGGTCCTTCAAGCATTCCTAACGCTAACAATTCAAGGATATGTTCTTCGGATATTTCTTCCCCAAAGATGATCGTGTCGCCAAACGTGTAGAATTTATTGTCATGGAGAATGTTGCCTGTGACTTTATGAGTACGTTCCACTGGCTTACTTTTTGCCATTTTCGGTTATCTCCCTACAATAATATTGGCTTGACGTGCTACTGTATCAGCAAAGACATACACATTCGTTACATCAGGTGCAGCCGATTGATACATGATACCCGCCGTTGTCATGACGATACCGTAAATAGTCGGGATGTACCCTAAACCATGTGGGATTGTTGCCTGTGATGCCCCAACAACGCCACTAGCTACTACTGTAAAAATTGCGGTAGGTGTAGGCAATGTGCCAGAGTCAGAGGGAATTAACTGTTTAGTAGCTCCCTCTAAAATCTCTAGTCGTCGTTCGATTTCCCGCGGGGTTAAGTTGTCTTCATTCGGCATAGTGTTTTCTCCTAAGAGCGAAATAGTTTAGGCAATAACAGTGTTAAAGAGATAGCCAGCACCTACGGCAGTGACACGGAAATCATAGGTAGCAGCCGTTTCGATCCAATCGCCGCCACGTGGCTCGTCTCTGTATTTACGAGTGTTTACGCCCATTGCGTTCGTGATCGAGTCGGTCGCCATAAACGTGTAGCCCATTGAAATGACACGTCGGCCAGCGTTGGGATTGATGTAACACACAATAACGTTTTTACCCCAAACAGGTAAACCAGTAAATGCAAGTCCCTCTACAGAACTATCAGCAATCGCTGCTGGTTCAATAACCGTTAAGCCACGAATCACAGGGGGTAAACCGCCAATGGTAAGCGATTTAGGATCGGTGTACTTAATCAGGTCCTTGATGCTCGGATGCTCTGCTAGTACCAATGCCGACTCATAAGGGATGATGATACTATTAGCGCGTTTTAGTGCATTGTAGCGAACCGATGTACGAGCGGTTTTGATGTTGGTCAATGGTGCGCTATTCACAAAGTCGCTCCATTGATTACCGCCTGAAAGTGCAACAAAGTTGGTCAAGTTCGTAGACGAGGTTAAATAAGTAGCCACGTCATTCTCTAAAATAAGTGTCAGCAAGTCGGTTAAAATCTCGGCAGAGTCCGCTTCAGGCAACAATGGATTATCGGCAATGCGTGTTTCTTCATCCGTGACTAAATGGCGACGTGCGCGACGTGTAGCATAGTAACTTGCCTGTGAGAGCGTGTACTCAAATTCGTCTGCAATGGCACCTGGACGCACACGCGATTCTCTCACACGTAAATGTTCTTTACCATACACGAAATAACGATCTGATTGTTTCTCGACAGGCAATTGTGGTAATACGCGACCTGCAACATAATCATCATTGACATACGCAATACTAATATTGGTCAATGCCTGATCGATGTGGACCTGATTAAACTGTGGCATGTTCTATACACTCCTTGTATGTTAATTTCTCTAGCTGTTATCGCTAGTCTTAGTACGTGATCATGTCTAAGCGAACGTACACATAAGTTCCGTCTGCTGCTGATGGTGTTTCCGCCCAACCGACAATAGGGTATGGTTGTGAACCTGCTGCCGTCTGTGTAGCAGCCTGTACCGTATAGACGGTAATTGCTGAGGTGTATCCTGCTGGTGTGATAGAAATGGTCGGTCCGATTTTGACGGCATTGCCTACGTTAATCGTTCCTTTGGCAATGCAGCGAGCGGTGCCAAAATACTGTACTGCTAAAGATTGTGCATTCACGGCTTGGATAGGTGCAAGCGGACCCGCGTCCTCTTGTGCGATACCGACAATGATATCGGCAGCCGTGCCAGCAGGATTAGTAACGGTGTTTGCTACTGCTGATATAACTACAGGCGCACCTGCATACGTGGTAACGGCGGTATTCCAGATATACGTTCGTTCTGGTAACGGTTTCGATTGTCCAGCCATGTTATTGATTCCCCGCTTTCATCTGTTTGGCAGCTTTAATAGTTGCTTCTTTCAGAGAGATGTGTTCCTTGATAGCTAACTGTTTCGCAACTTCTGCGAGTTGGGTGCGATCTTGTGGGTCGATGGTACTTTCCGATCCCGTTGCGTGACCTAGTTCGACTAGTCCAACAATAGCGGGTCGTGCAGCAATATCTGCTAACCACATGTCGCGTGTTGACTGATTCATCTTTGGTAGTTCAGCGAGGTAGGTTGTTGCTTGTACAGGGGATATACGTCCTTGACGTTTCGCCACGTCAATAGATTCAGCACATTCTAAAGCGACCCGTTTGGATTGTTCAGAAGCCAGTAACGTAGCTTGCTCTGTCATTTGTGTCTGTAGTTCAGACATTTTCGTGACGGTATCGGTAGCGACTTTTTCAGCAGCGAGATAGCGATCTTCTGCCAGTTTCAGCCGACTATTAAGTTCTGCTAGATTTATTTCATTCGTAGAAATAGGGGGTATGTTTGGTTTATCCATAATGTCCGTCCTTTGCTGTTTCGTGATACTAGAGAGTAGGTCTAACGCGGTAATGGTGTGACTTTCGCTTAACAAGATAGCGCGTAGTGGTGTAGCTTCGCTAGCAGCAATCATCTCCATACCCTTCATACGGGGGAAGTTCGTTACTGCCACGCCTGAGAGTACATTGGTATGATCCTGATTTAATTCAGGGTCGCGCCATTGTCGATAAATTTCAGCACTCGTATACCCAAATGCTTTATTATCCACAACTAGCGTTTTACCGCTCTCTGTCCATTCAGGAGTCATGTAGACGGCTGTATTGTCTTCATTGGCCGTTACGTCCGTGACCCAACCTATTGCGCCTAGATTGTGGTCATGCTCGATGTTGATAGGCAGTTTTTGACGGCGTACATTATTCTTGAAATTACTGACAAATTGAGCAATATCTTCTGAGGTGATATCGACTTCGCCATAATCATCAAAGTTCCACTTGCCTACTCGTAAAATTTGTATCTTATCGGCTAACTTTACGGGTGTTAATCCAAACCGTTTATTCATTGTGCTACCTCTGTGATAATTTCGTATGGCCTTCGAGTTCGTGCTGCTTTGATGCTTGGGCGTTCTGGCTTCCATGTGTTTGAGGTTTGCTTAAATTCCTCTAATGCTTCGGAAAATTTCTCATGTGCTGCTAAACCGCCCCCTGATTTTGAGCCTATCTGTTTACCGCTATTCAACCCTTTGGTACGTAGGCCAGCCTTTTGTTTCGTGCCTTGTTGTTTGCCAGCATTGCCCTTTGTGCCAGCCCCAATACCGTTACCAGGTACGCCAGCGGGATTAGGAATACTATTATCATCACGTTCAGGAAATGGTGTTTGGTTTAACGCGACTTGTTCATCGCGCCAATCTTCATCGCGTGGGGGCAAATCCATAATTTCACGAATAACGTTTTCGGTATGTGGATCGGGGGTAATGAATCCATATTGAGCAAATGAGTTAAGAGCTTGTGCTAACTTAACCAATGCCTGTTGACCAATATCCCCATGCGATAAGCGAGGCATCATACTCGGCGTAACATTCTTATAATTGAGTTGCAATAACTCCATCGTAGCCTGTAAATGGAATGCTGAACCGAAATAATTTGCCTCTCCATTCAGTGCATCTAAAAACATCTGCGATTGATCTTGGCTTAGAGCATACGATCCAGTTGTACCCGCCCCACGTGTACCCAAGTTGACAAATTGAGCAAGTCCACTTTTCATGATTTGTGTATCATGGTGTTCAATTGCTGCTTGTAGGCCAAGATTGTCAAACTTATTGGCAAGGTAACCAATCTCTACCGTGTTGCCGTCATACTGGATGGCTGCTTGATCGTCAAAGCGTAGGTTCTCTACCATCTGCGTTATCGTGTTAATTTCATCCTGTGAGGCAGACTGTAGGTACTTGGCAAATGGTACGCCAATGGCAGATCGTTCTAGTCCAATGACCTGCAACATGTACAGTTTTTCTTTCATGTACCAGTGTTTGTAACACGATCTCAGAAGTGCAATACCATCATGGTTATCGCCTTCTTTTTGATGTGAGAATATGAGTAACTTTTCAACAGGAATCTCGGTCATGTGGTAATCAGGGGGTGCAAACTGTGTGACTGATACCAGTTTTCGCGTATTGCCGACTAGCTTTGTGTTGTAGCGGTATCGTGTTGTCTGATACCTGAAAGCAAATTTATCCCATCCTAGTTTGCCTTTATGATCACCATCCTCGATGTAACTAAATACCTTCTCAAACCATGAAAAACCGAATGGTAAGAATGTAAGTGCCTCGCGTAAAAAATCATCGAATGTTTGTGTACCGAATGACCACAAATTATCGTGTATGAAATCGGCATAGTCTAACGATTCGGGTGAATCATCATGAGGTTGTATGTACCATTTAGCGGCTCTCAAAGGCATGGTATAAGCAGCAATGAGTGCTGCTATGGTTGCATCACTGCGACGCATTTGATTGTAGACCGTTGGGGCTTGGTAAAAGGAGAGTTGCGGTAGGTATTCATCAGAGAGAATACCACTAAAGTTTTTTGTACCAGAGGTGCCGGATTCTCTAAGCATTTGTGTAATGCTGAGTCCGTCAGGTATGGTACCATCGACCCGTTTTCGTACCGACATGTCTCTAGTTCCTTTAGAGTGTTTGACACTGTGGATACATATGTATATTTGTGTCCTACTTACACGCTATCACATGAGTGCAAGTGTAATTAAAATTTACGTCCTAAAAATGATCGACCATGCGAACGATTCACCTGTGCTAATTGTATTGCCGTGACACGTGGTACAGATGATGATAGTTCTTCCATAGCGTCAGCTAGAACGTCAGCCTGATCGTCATGTGCCGACTTCGGTATCTGTGTCAGTTCAACTTCCATATCTCCTAGCCAAGAAACATTAACACGATGATAAATTCTGCCAGCCTGATACCGTGCTGCTAACGTGAGGTGGCGCGATAGTTTATCCCCAAATCGTGGCAGTTCTTTAATCGGTAAACCTAGTTCGTTGGCATACTGAACAAGCGTCAACTGATAGCCAACCTTTTCAACCCCTTGTGCATAGGGGTGCCATTGATCATACGCATTCCGCATAAGGGCGGGTTGGTCTGGACCTTGTAGACGCTTGCGTATCATATCTAGCACAAAGAATCGACCCCGTTTATCCACGCCAACGGTAGCAATAGCGAAATAGTCGGCTGTTGTTCGTATACTGGCAGCAGGGTCAACTGCCTGAAATAAACGCAATGACGACAGGGGAATAATTTCAATGGGTAATACGGGATCATGTATATGCAGATACCCATCGACTAGCTTGAAATACTTAAACCATGCCCGTTTAATGATCGCGCCTTCGACCCCGCTCGGATCGCCTTGATACAAACAATTAAAGTCAATGGTGCCTAAGTCTTTGCGGTAGTCCTGTAGTTCAGCAATAGGAAACATCGTTTCCCAATACGATTGTTCATTGCCGTCATGGTCAACACTGATAGCAGGAAAGGTAACAATCTGAAATCCCATTTCTTCCAGATGTGGAACCATATCATCATGATGCCAGCGATTACACACAAAAATAATACGCCCTCTTGGTTTTAAGCGTGTTTTAATCACCATGTTAAAACGACGTAGAAATTTAGCCCTAAATACAGGACTATCAACATCAGCGGGGTCGAACGGATCATCGAGGATGATAATATCCGCACGCCGACCGATAGACCCGCCCCAAAATCCAATTGACACATATTGTGGGTCTTTATTCGGTAAATGCGCCCAACCATGCTCATCTCTGAGAGGATGTTTACCTGTTTTATCTTTCCACTTGAAGTACAGCCCTTTTCCTGACCAACCGCGATCATAATCGGGCAATACATCAGGAAAGATATCTCTATGGGCTTGGTTGCCCTCAAATGTTTGCATGACCACTTTGAGATAGGAATCTGATTTATCATCGTTAGCATGTAAGTGAAGGATGAATTTATCAGGATTATTGCCGATAAACCAGCTTGGGGCTATTTCGCTGATCCATGTTGATTTACCGCTACCTGGGGGGCAAACAACACAGGCACCTTTATTCCACGTGTCAGGTTGAACGGCTTTAATGACCCCATTGTGATGTGGTTGTGGTGTCAAATTGCGTGTCAGCTTCCCGTATACTGCCAATGACTTCCGTGCTACTATCAGATCGATTAAGGATTGTGGATTCGATTTGTTTAAGTATTGTTGTGTCAATATATCCATTATTTACCAATCCCTCTAATATCAATACTTGCGATTGTGCTTCAGTAACGATAGGTATACCATCTTTATCGCCCCCTATACGAACTGTACGCTCATTTAGACCTTCTAGGTTGGCTACTTGGCTCAATATGCGTATGATGTTCCCCATAGCCCTGTTTGCCTCTCCTAGAGCGTCCTGATCTTTGGCTGACTCATAGAGTACGTATGTTTTTCGTAGAGCATTCATCGACATAAATATGGCTTGCTCGCGTTTATCTTCTCTTGATTGGTGTGACTGGTTACGGTGCCAGCGTTTATGTATATGTTCCATACAACTGCGTGCTTGTGGATTGGAACATTGAGCAAATTTCGCTATTTCATGGGGTGTTATGTAGCCTTGAAGCATTGCATCTTCGACCCGATCTGCTAGTTCCAATAACTGAAAACGATCCATCGACAAGTTTATCCTTTTAGCCACTGTGTTGACGTATGTATCTACAGTAGCATACCATATGCGTATCTGAGTTTAGTCACTCAGGAAATGGAGTTTATTTTGTTTAAGAATCTTGGGATAAGCGTAGTTATTGCTAGTGCATTTGCCTTGATGCTTATACCCTCTGTAGCCCATGCGTCATGCAGTAATGAGTACATCGTACAAAGCCGTGATACATTGAGCGGAATTAGCCCTTCAGACTGGCAGAAAATAGCAAATGAAAATGGGATTCCCAATCCCAATTTAATCTATGTAGGTCAACACATTTGTTTGTCTGGTAACGCCCCTTCAGTTACCAATTCCTACCAGCAACCACAAGTGTACACAGGTAATCATCCCAACATTGGCTACCCAGGTAGTTGTGTCTGGTACGTGTTTAATCAGCGACCCGATATCTATTTACCGCCTACTGCATACGCCAAAGATTTTGCATGGGTAGCAGCATCACAAGGGTATGCCACTGGTAACTATCCTCGCGTTGGAGCGATAGCCGTGTTTCAGGCAGGGGTGGATGGTGCAAATCCCGTTGCTGGACACGTGGGAATAGTTGATGCAGTCTATGGTAATGGAACGTTCGCCATTCGTGAAATGGCAGCCGTAGCGGGAATGTGGAATGTCGATACCCGCATTGTTTCGTCTGGTTGGGGTGTCAGTTTTATTTATTAGTCAATAGCAACAAAAGATACTCACTGGATTAAAACAAAGAGAAGAGTAAAAAATCCAGTGAGTATCTTTTTGTTGTGCAATAACTATACCATAGACCTGAATATGATATAGACCGAAATGCCAACTCCCGCCGTAAAATGGTTATCAGCAAATCGGAACGGTATGTGACATGGTTGCCACATGTAGATAGTGTGCCATATAATTTAAATCACGTCAATATATGACGATAAATGCACTAATTGGCTCTTTTATACCCATTCTTTAAAAATTCATCAAAATCAGTTATTTTAATCAGAATTGCCCCTTTATCTCCACCTAATCTTGTGCGAGGTAATGATTCATTATTTACCCAAGTTCTAATAGTCTCAAAACTATATTGAAAATCGAGCAAGAGCATAACTTGTTTTATCGTAATAAAATCCAAGCTCCGTATATCTGCTTTGATTTTATCTTTACCATCTTTGGACAATGGCAAGAACGCCTGTCTTAATTCATCTTGCGTCATTTCTTGCGTATCTTCTAATGTCATCTGTATTTTCTTCTTTCCTCTTTTGTTAAATGCCAAAACAGTTTTTCTATCCAATAGTACCACCTTGACACTTATACCTGTATTATGCCATACTATTTGTACGGATGCAAATAAACAGTAGTATCTAGTGTGTCCAACAATTATATTCACACTGTTTAGAAATTGCATACCAAAGAAAGAGGAAAAAACTCATGGCGAATACTAAAAAAGCACAGACACCAGAACAAGAGGCTAATACCAATAAAATGCTAGCGGCGGCGGAAGCATCTCGCAAAGCATTGAAAGTTGAAATTGGAAATCTAGAGACTGCCCTAAAAGCTAATACGTTTATCAGCGATGATCGTAAAACTGGTTTAGTGGTTGATCGAAGTGCTTCTACATTAGAAGCCATTGTTAAAGCTAAAGAAGCAATGACCGTAGCAGCACAAGCGGTTCAAACACTAAAAAGTGAGACTGGTACAAAAGGCCGATTTACATGGTTTGCTATGTGGACACGTTCACAAGCATTCAGTGTAAAAGGTGGTAGTTCTGAGCAAATTACAAAATTAGAGAAGGCAACAGATAAGCTCATTCTGGATTGCCAGAATATCATCAAGCAGTTTGATAATGTCCGTACACTTACCTTAGCCGTTAATCGTCAACTTACGACTGCTGCTATTGCATTGCAAGGTAATGTAAACGATGTAAAGGCGGAAGTTCAGGCAGCTAGTAAGCCAACACAGGAATAGTTTATTAAATATGCGTTGTCGATTCCCATATGACAACGCATATATTTTACCTGAAAGGAGGAAAACATGGCTATCGACACACCAGTTAAACCAATTGCCCGTAAAACAAAGAAAGCTCTGTCAGAAAAAGACGAAATAGAAGCGTCTAAAAATTCTAAAAAAACAAAAATGTCTTTCAGTGTGAAGTTCCAACGGTATCTCCGTGATACCGCAATCACTCACATTGTTCTAGCATTAGTCGCTAATACGATGTTGGCTCAATTATTTTACAATAGTGCTGGCTTATTGTTGCCAGATAAGAAGTTCACTATTTACTATCTTGGTATATCAGCAATCTTCAGTACGGTCGCCTTCTCTCTGTTTGAGATACGACAAGTTAAAGCAGTCAATGACATGTTATCCTCGGGAGCGAAATATAGCCCGTGGGAATGGGTCAAGACTATTGGTACACTCTTATTCATCACACTCTATAACATGTATGCTTTGACTTTACTAAACGCTGCTATATGGCCTGACCTACATATAACAAATGTGCCAGAGTTACCGAAGCCCTGGAAGTATGTATTCCATGCAGTGATGTACTCTGCAATTTTGTTTCTCGCTGGCGTTGTTGGCGAACGTAAACGATCAGCAGAAGAAGAAGTCGCCCATGTTGAGCAAGAAATTCAAGGGCGGTTATTAAGAAATGCCTCTGATGAGGCAGATGCACTAATTGACGGCAAAGTAGGTACAAATCGAGCCATTATTGCTATGATGGTTTTAGGAACGCCTAAGGCAAAGAAATTTTTCGCTAATTTCGCTAATGTTTTAGGTGGAAAAGTAACTTTAGACGATGTAGTAAGTCAAGGAAATATCGAAGGTGTCATTCGATCTAGTTCCCAACAAGAAAACGCAACTTTCCATAATACTGCTACGCTTGATGGAAAGTCAGATGTAGCCAGCTTTCCACGCGATTCTGAAAATGGAAAGTTAGTACCAGTTACGCCCGAAATTGGATCAACTTTCCATGCAGAAACAGTCGAAGTTTCCACTGGTACTACTCCTATGGAAAGTAACAATAATCCGCAATATACCACTATCTATGTATCGGACTCACAAGAGGGTGATGTTTCCGCAGATACAACTGGAATGGAAAGTGAATCTGAAAGCGGTGAAAATAAAATTCGTTTATTGAGAGTAAATAGCGATCAAAATCCAGATGATCGTCCACTTGGAAACTTGTATGTTTTACCAGAAGGTTTAACATTAAATACTCGTATTCCACAAGCAGAGATTTCCGTGTATTTCGGGATAGCAACTAACACGTTTAATCGAAGACTGCAAAGAAGTGACTTTAGTCTAACAGTTTTCTCTGTAGAAGACGCTAACCGAACTATGTGGAAAGTAAACGACATTCTTTACCTGTACGAGCATGATGTGTTTAACGGTTTAGAAACAAAAATTGACGCAATGATACGTCAAGATCGTGCCACTGTTTAATGATTAAGTCGCTGTAGCCCTTCAAATGATTACAGCGACCCGCACACCGCCTTACGAAAGGGTGCATATGAATAATACTACACAAATACAATTCAGTCACTTATACAAAGGACAACCTGTTATCTGGTTTAGTGCTGCCAACTTAAAGACGTTATGCTTTGGACTCTGGCAATGGCAACTAGACCAGCCGTTAATGCCAATAGCGCAACTACACGGTGTGCCATTTGTAGGCCGTGTCATTGCAAATGATTACCCGCGTAACCGTTGGCAGATCGTAAACCATCTTTATGTAAATAGTACACGTGACCAGCTAGAAGCGTATATACAGAAATGCTGGCTAGAAGATACAAGAGCGTATCAGCATGTCGGCAACGCTGGTATGTCGGGTATATGGGATAGCGTAGAAGGCAATACTTTAGCCGATGTAGTGCGAGGTAAATCATGAAAGTCTGGGTTATTCGTTACGATTCAGTTCAAAACAAACCGTGCGTAACAGAAGGTTGTCTTGTAAAAAATTCTGTAGGAGATTGGGGTGTAAGTATATTTCATCACTATTACCCCATAGAAAAAGGAAATACGTATTCAACTCGACTAGAAGCCTTGCACGCTCTACGAGACATGGTTTTAAGTCAACTTAAAGAAATTGACAACCAGATTAGCGATCAGCAACTTCAAGCAACAGCATAAGCGTTGCAATAAAAATAGGAGAAAATAAATGATCGACGGATTAGTAAACAAACTATTCGACTTAAAACTACAGGCAGCATTGCTAAAATTTCGTTTAGGTAAAGCGGATTTAGCGGATTTGATGCTTATAGGCGATCACATTCC